CGCCATTATCCCGCAGCACTCATGGGTGCATACTGATTTGAAAGCAACTTTCACTCGGCATAACCCTCAATTTATTGGGGGAAATTTCGAATGTTATTTGTATCAGAAACATAGTGTGCACATTCCTGGCACTGATTTGTCACTTGTTTGGATTCCAAACGGAGGTGATTGGAAGGATTTGACTGTTTATTTGCCGCTTGCGGCTTATGGACAAGTCCCCGCACGACTAGTCTACAAGGACAATGAGGGTGGAAAGAGAACTTCTCGATTCGCCACCAGAGTCCAGATGACTGGTCATAGGGATGCACAATTTCTCGGCTGTGAATACAGCTTGGAATGGGACCATTTCAATGGTTTGTGCATGGCTCCTATCATCACCGAAACGAAGGGTCCAACAATTGGAGGATTCCATCTCGGTGGAAGTGCCTCCAATTCCCGGAAGGGGTGTGCTGGATTACTTACTAAGAATCAATTTGACAATGCATACGAGTCTTTGAGACTCCTGCCTGGTCTTATCGTTTCTAAGAGTTCCGGTACAATTCCCGTCGAGCAATATGATGTGCAGTTTTATCAGAGTGACACCGTTCACCCTAAGAGTCCTGTCAATTTCTTGCCGCTTGGCACGAATTGCAAGTTCTACGGACAAGTAACAGGACGAGCTACATATCATTCCACTGTGAAGCCTACTATCATTTCTGACCATGTCAAAGATGTGTGTGGTATTCCCCAACAGTGGGCTGGGCCCAAGTTCCGCAAGGGATGGCCGTGGCAAGCATCACTACAGTATTCAACACGACCTTCGTGTGGTGTGGAAGGTAGCCTATTAGTCTTAGCTGTCAATGATTATCGCGATCATATGATTGAGCAATTGGACAAGTTTTATTCGCTGAAGCGAAAGGTTATTCCACTGAGCGAAATGGATACTGTGTGTGGACAAGATGGTGTTCGGTTTGTTGACAAGATGCCCGCAAGTACTTCTGTGGGCTATCCCTTGTCCGGACCGAAGAAGAATTTTCTTGAGGAATTGGACCCTCAGGAATATCCTTCCCATCAATATCCATGCAAGTTGGACGAACGATTCTGGAATCACGCAAGGGAGTTGGAAAAACTTTATCTCGAAGGAGAAAGAGGTTATCCCATTTTCAAAGCGTGTATGAAAGATGAACCGACGAAGATCACTAAGGACAAAGTCCGAATCTTCCAAGGAGCACCTCTCGTCCTCCAATTGCTTGTCAGGCGTTATTACCTGCCTGTAGTGCGAGTCTTATCCATGCTGCCTCTCGAGTCTGAGTGTGCAGTTGGTGTGAATGCCCAGGGTCCTGAATGGGACCAGTTGGCACGATTCATTACCAAATATGGAAGGGAACGCATTCTTGCAGGTCATTATGGAAAGTATGATCTTAGAATGCCGGCTCAGGTGATGTTTGCGGCTTTCTGGGTCTTGATTGACCTCGGAAAGCATTGCGGATACACAGAGCGCGATGTTCTGATCATGGAAGGTATAGCAACGGACATTTGTTATCCACTCATGGCCTATAACGGAGATTTGATACAACACTTCGGATCTAATCCTTCGGGACAAAATCTGACTGTGTACATCAACTCTATCGTTAACTCCTTGTTATTCAGATGTGCATACTTCAAGATATATGAGGGACGTAATGTTCCAAAATTTCGAGATGTGTGCGCACTGATGACATATGGAGATGACGCAAAGAGTTCCGTCAAGGCTGCTTTTCCAGAATTTAACCACATTTCAGTGGCGAGATTCTTAGAAGAGAGGGATATGGTGTTTACAATGCCGGACAAGACTTCCACTCCCACACCTTACATGTCGGATGAAGATGCG